CCATCAACACCTCTTGGTAAATTGCCTTTAATGACATTATACATAGATGTAGCGGCACCTGTATGCGTAGCAATCATAATATCATCTGGTACAATTCTATCTCGTTCTTTATTTTGCTTGACCGCAATATGATAATTCGTAAGAACCCATGTAATATGAATATCTCTAGGTTGATAACCTGCTCTCAATAACATAGGCATTGCTTCATCAATCTCTTCTGTGTCTTTAAATGTTATGTCAAACATAATGTTAGGTAGTCTGTCAGGTCTTACATCTCTCAAAAGCAATTGAAGACTTCTACCTTTGATACCCATCTTTTTAACTGCCATGTGTAACTTGAAAACATCATCAGGATTTCTAAGATTTAACCCTTTAAGTTCAGAATATTTTTTTATCGTTGAGGACAATTTAATAAACAATTTCTTCCATTCATCCACATCACGAACCTTGAAAAGTTCTTTTTGCATAAATTTTTCAGAAGCAAATCCTTTACCAGATCCTGCACCTCCAGCAAGAAAAACGATTTGTCCATATTTTTTACCGCCACCATAGACAATGAGTTTTTCTTCTAATGGTACGGCAGTTTTAAATTGTGTGTAGTTTAACATTTATACTCCCTTATTATTCGTCACCTGCTTCATCCTCATTCCAAGTATTATCATCCGCTACAAGTGCATCTAGAAAAGATTGGTCCGCACCAGCATCTAACATTTCCTGATTTGTTACTCCATATAAATCTTCTAAAATTTCTAATTTTTCAGTCAAATTATCTTTTACTAATTTCATATCCATATAGTAAGAATCCCCAACAATTTTGTGACTTAATTCCGTAATCAAATAATTTCCAGAATAATATCTATGTTTTTCGTTTGCAAAATGTGATGACGGCAAATCGATATTTACTATATCACCAACTGTTCTTGTATGATTTCCAGGCACTCTAATAGATAAAACAATATTCTTCATTTGTCTATTTTTTGAATTGTTTGGGAGTAACCACCTTTCTGTTTGAAAATCAAAATTTATTTCTTGGCCCATATCTTTTGATAAAATCTTTACTTGTTTTCTAGCATCTCTTTCAAAGTTTGTTGATACATACTTATAACTGGCTTCTGGACTACCATATGCAAAATGTTTTTTAGTAATAATTGGATTTGCTGGCCCAAAATTATGTGTAAATTGATTAAATCTTCGTAAATAATCAAAATCATAAAATTTTTGTCTTACACTTGATTTTCTTGTTGCCTTGGTTGATCCAGATGTAGATGCATATGCCCCTTCATTATCAATTGCTCCAACTCTCATAGTGATTGGATCATATGTCAATAATCTAGAATTATACATACCACCTACTAAATTTGCCACGACATTAAAAGTCGATTCAAATTTGAATGACGTAATGATATTTGACTCCGAAGACAAGTCAAAAAGATCACTTTCTGACATGGCATTTGCTGGCATCAAAATGTATTTGTCTATTACAGGATTTTCTTCAAATTGCAATTGCTTTGATCTATTAACATTTGCTAATGTTGATTCCCCTTCATATGTTTCAAGATCTTGTACAGATGTTTTTGGTTGCATGAGAGTATCAATCGTTTTGAAATTAAAACCATCCTTGTTTTCATAAAAAAGAAATTTCGCTCCTATAGTTGAACCTCTTCCAGATACAGATTTTTTAGCAACAAGATTAATGCATTCAAAAGGTCTAAACATTCCCATAACCATTTGCATTTGAAAAAGAGTAGAATCACTATTATTTTTTTCGTATCCGAATAATGGTTTCTGAAAAGTTACATTTGTTTTTATAAACTCGTGATAAATGTCACTCACTATTTCATATCCAAAATCTTTATATGAACGTGACACTTTAAATTTTAAATTAGCAATATATTCTTCCGAAACGAAAAACAATACATAGGCTTGCTTTTTACTCTCATCAATTAATTTCGGAGACATATTATAAATGACAAAATGTTTATTTTGAATTGGAACGTTATTCAAATCTTTTGACCCAAATCTAATGTTTATTCTCTCTTGTCCTATAATTGGTACTCGTTCTTCAAAACCACCGATATCAAGTATTGTTATTTCACCATGAATAACATTATCATTTAAAGATTCATGTATAGCGAAATCAATTACAACACTAGAATCTAATTCAATTTTTTCATTTTTATAGTTCGTAATTACAACACCGCTTTTAGATTCGGCAGGTTGTTGATTATCTAATTTTGCATCAGCCATATATTGTTCTAGATTCCTCTAAAATTTGTTGAGCGTAAACATCTTCAATTAAAATTATATTTCTTTTTGATTCATTTTCTAAAATTTCATAATCAAAATTACTTATGCTTTTTCGTTCACTTGCAAGTAAACTATCATAGGTAGTCTTATCCACATGCACGGTCTTTTCCAATATTCTCTCTGTGTCAGTAGTTGCCGCCACTTCTGTTCTCAAAATTTGCTCATAATGATGAACCGTATTTGATGCAGAAAGTATCGAACCATACTTATTTACTATAAAATTTTGTAATTGTTTTCCAAAAAAAGGCCAGTCATAATATACGTCAAAAATTTCATTTGCATATAAAATTAACCACATAAAATCTACCGAACCATAATACATGTGTGCAAGAGTATCAGGCCTCTCACCCTCTTGAACTTGATAAGGATAGTAAGATGTGATATTCGATAAAATTTTATCTCTTACAAAATTTCTTCTAAAAATATCTACCGCCAAATATTCAGTAGAAGGTTTTTTTCTATCTAAATCATATGTAATTAAAGGTAGATTTGAAAAATACTCTGACATGTTAACCCTCTAAATTTGTAGCAAGATTTCTTGATAAAGCAAAATTTTCTTTGAATGTGATATCCATTTTGACATGTTGAGGTGCTCCATTTTTAAAAAACACTTGCTGACCTCCTTCTCCATATGACAATTTTAAATTTAATATTGAAGACTGTCCTATTTGATGAAGAAACTCATTTTTTGTGCCGTTTGTTTTGTAAAATTTAATAGTGTATACATTTGGGTAATTGAAAAATGCAGACTTCAATAAACTTGTTTGTGCATCAGATGCAGGTGCTGTTTTAATATATTTTGTACCAGCTAAAGGACCTGCTTTAATCGTTTTCAATTGTTCAATTTGATATTTTTCAGTCTTTTTTTTATTTTCAACATCTGGTTTATGATAATCAGGTAACATGCCTGCTTTCAATTTTGTTATGATTTTTAAAATGTTTTTCGATTCATCAGAATTTCTTGGATAAAAATCAAATGAGAATGCATGTTGTCTTCTTTCTTTTACACCTGCAAAAACTAATGTAGAATATGGATTTCCAGTCTTTCTCATAGATAATGATGCCACTGATGCAGTCTTATCTTTCGATAATAATAGTCCACCAACCGCATCACCAATGTTAAATGCCATTCGTGTACTCATATCTTGTTCAATATATCTATTCACATTTGGTGATAATTCAGAACCAACCGTAGTTGCTATTTTTTTATAAAAATCAAATGATTTTGAAATTTGATTTCTATCAGAATGTACAATGTTAGGTAATTGTGCCTGTAATCGATTTAACACATCTGATGATTCTGAATTTAGTAATGCACCAAAAAATCCAAAGTCTACTTTTTCATGACTTGCATTATATTGTGTTTTTAAAGAACCTTTTGGTAAATACAAAGCAAACGCATTACGTGACTCATATGGTGCAGTAGTTGATATTTGTTCTGAAAAACGAGTTAAGGCATCTCTGTTTTTTGTATTTGTGTTTTTATATTGGTACTCAGTAATCATCATAAAATGTCCAACTTCATCACTAGCAACATTTTCAGGAAATTTTTCAATTGCAGTAACTCCTAGACTTCGTTTTATATTATTTAATTTTTCCTGCGGTGACATTAAAATTTCTCCTGTAAAATTTGATACCTATCATTTTCTTTTCTTACATTATCTCTGGTATAAATTTTAGATTCTGTAAATGTCATGTTTATAACTGTACTGACTGGTGATGCATCTTTGTGAAATGCGGGTGCTCCTTCAGTTTCATAATCAACTGAGAAACTGGTCATGGCGGCATCATTAATGCTTGGTAAATAGCGAGAACCATAGAGTTGTCCATCTTTTACTCCAAAATCACTTCTTTCGGAATCACTTCTTGATGTAAAGAAATCTACATAAAACCTTCTTGGTAATGTTTGCAATCCTGTTTGTTGTTTGTACAAAAATTCTCCATCTTCATCATATTGATCTATTACCTCGTCTTCGGGCAACATAGAATTTCTAAAAAATTTAATAATTTGTGTAAGATTTTGCGTGTCTGTTGAATTTCTTGGATGACACCTAAAAGTAAAATTAAAAGTTTTGAATCCTATACTCTTAAATACACCTGTAATGTATGGATTTACTGCATTATTTGTAGCAGATGTGACAATCTGTCCAGCGACAGAGGCTTGTCCATCTCCTGTACTGATTCCAGGTATAAATTCTACTGCTTTTTTTGCAACAACTTGTCCAAGTAGTCCTGTATTAAATGATCCGAGACCACTCATAATTGATTTTTTTATATTTTCTAAACTGACTTCCGTTGCAATACTTCCCCCAACTCCTACCGCAGTAGCACCTAAAGGTCCTAAATTGGCATCTGTATATTCCACTTTATAATCATCAACAATATCTAAAGGCATAGGTAATGCAATTGTACCCACCAACGTTTGTTTTCCTCCTTTTTTTATATCTTTGACCAATATATAAGTGAAGTGCTTTTCTTCGTCAGAACCACCTAATGTTGAGGGAAATGCAAAATCATTTTTTCCCTGACTTTTTAATGCTTGAATTTTTTCTACTGGGTTAGACATTATTCTCCTGATATACATAATATTTAGTATGTCTTACAAAGGTCGGTACAAAGTTAAAAATCTTAATAAATATAAAGGTGATCCTACAAGTGTAACATATCGTTCATTATGGGAACGTAAGTTTATGTTATACTGTGATGACAATCCAAGCATTCTAAAATGGTCTAGTGAAGAAATTGTTATACCATATCGTTCACCTATAGATAAAAAAGTACATAGGTATTTTCCAGACTTTTGGATTCAAGTATTAAATAACAAGGGTATTAAAGAAGGTATTCTAATAGAAGTTAAACCTAAAGCACAAACGACCGCCCCTAAAAAGAAGTCACGCATCACAAAAAAATATTTACGAGAAGTTTACACATACGGTGTGAATGAAGCAAAGTGGAAAGCCGCAACTGAATATTGTAAAGATAGAGGTTGGAAGTTTCAGATTTTGACTGAGGACCACATCTTTGGTAATAAATAATAATATGGCTGAAAGAGAAAAATCGTTTCTTGAAAAACTCAAGGATGCGTTAACTAAAAGTCAAGGCAGAGTAAAAACAAGGAATGCAAGAGATTGGTTTCAAAGAAAAGCCAGGGCATTAAAATCAGAATTAAGAAGTAAGTTCACACAAGTTGATACTGCTGATGAATTCTATCAAAAATCTAAAAAGACAAGTAAACGTAATATTGGACCTGGTTCAATGTTTGCATATTTTTATGATCCAAAATATAAAAAAGAATTAAAATACTATGATAGATTCCCTCTTGTTCTTGTATTTGATTTTAAGCCAAATGGTTTCATTGGTTGTAATATGCACTATCTACCACCTCTCTTGAGAGCAAAATTGATGGACGAAATCGACAAAGCAAAAGGTATAAATTGGAAAGCATTGTCAAGAATAAAAGAAGTGAAACCAACAGTCAAAAGATATTTGTACAAACATATAAGTTCTAAGGTCGTTGAGATTGCAGATGATGAAAGAGAAATAGCATTGTTTCTACCAACAGAACGTTTTAAGAAAGAAAGCAAACTCGTAGTTTGGGGAGATAGTAGGAGCATGATCAAATGACAGATATAGGAAAATTAACAAACCTTACAAATTTTAATCCTGTACCAGTAAATAGGTACATAGCAAAAGTATACTGTCCTATCGTTTCAAGTATTAATACGCAAACTCTGGCTATGACGGTAGAAAGTGCAGAACTTCCAGGCAAAACAATCACTACGAGTGAATCAAGATTATATGGACCTGTAAGAAAAATACCTTATAATCTAGGTTTTATAGATACGACATTTACGTTTATGTGTTCAGATGCTTATATAGTAGAAAAAAGATTTTTTGATAAATGGGCAGATTATATTATTAATCCTGATACTTTTGATGTAGAGTATCATGATAGTTTAGTAGGAAATATCAATCTACAATTAATGGATAATCATAATGAAGTAATGTACGAGGTAGACTACATAGACGTTTTTCCTATCAACGTAAGTGCAATGAACTTAGGATTTGGTCAGATGAATGACTATGCAAAATTTTCTGTTACATTTTCTTATAGAAAATGGAAGGCAAAAGATATTGAATTTAATACCCCTTCTCAGCAATCATTAAATCCTGCTGATAGATTAGGGTAATTAATAATTTGTGACACAGGCTAACAAGGAGATATTATGGCTTTACCGGTGCTTAATGCACCAACTTATGAATTGACTCTTACATCAACCGAAGAAACGATACGTTATCGTCCTTTTTTGGTGAAAGAAGAGAAAATTTTGTTGATGGCATTAGAAAGTGGTGATGATAAAGAAATGATGAGATCTATGAAACAAATCATTTCAAATTGTGTGGAGAAAGAGATAAACATTGAAAAGTTGCCTCTATTCGATATACAGTATTTGTTTTTAAATATAAGAAGTCAATCAGTAGGTGAGACTTCTCAATTAAGATTTAAACATCCTGATGATACAAATTCAAAAGGTAAAACTTGCACACATATCCAAGATGTTGTAATTAATCTTAAAGAAATAAAACCAGAAGCAGTTGAAGGACATACAAAAAAAATTAATTTAACAAATGATGTTGGTGTGACTATGACCTATCCTGGTTTTGACATGTATGACAAAATTATTGCACTTCAAGACGAAACTGCTTTAGATATAATATTTGATATTGTATCGAGTAGTATAGAGATGATTTACAAAGGTGAAGAAGTTTTTTATGCTGAAGATCATACAAAAGAAGAGGTGATAGAATTTTTAAATAGTTTGAGTTCTATTCAATTTAATAAAATAAGAAATTTTTTTCAAACTATGCCTTATCTTAGGCACGAATTCGATTATAGTTGTGATAAATGCGGTTGCACAGAACATGTAACATTAGCGGGAATTGAAGATTTTTTCGCATAAGCCTGTGTCACGAAAATCTTCAAAATCACTATATGACAAATTTTAACTTGATGCAACACCACAAATATAGTTTGACTGAATTAGACAATATGATACCATTTGAAAGAGAAATTTATGTACAATTATTGATACAACATATTAAAGAAGAAAACGAAAGGTTGAGAGACCAACAAAACCAGAGATAAAATGGCTAGAAAAACACTCGGTAAAATGGAGTTCGCAGAATTAATTGACAGTTTGAAAGAACAAAATCAAGGTCAATTAGAGGCTCAACAAGAAACGACAAAAAGCATCAGAAATCTCACTGCATACTTTCTTAAACAAGATAGAGCAGAAGCAAGAAGAAGTCTTGAAGATCTTGAAGATGCAATGGAAACGAGAAAAGATGCTGAACAAGTTGGAACATCAAAAGGTAAAGGTATTATAGATGCAGAAAGTGCTTTGAGTGATAAAGGTCTTAATCTAGTAGAGGCTCAACAACAAACAACAAAAAGCATACAAGATCTTCAAGCATATTTTTTTAAACAAGATAGAACAGAAGCAAGAAGAAGACTTGAAGATAAAATGGAAGAAGAAAAGTTGGCAGTACAAGTTAGTAGAGATGGTTCAAAAAAAGAAAAAGGATTCAAAGAAGGAAAAGGAAAAGGTTTACTAGGCGCATTTAGCAACTTTCTTACTACTGGTTTATTGGGAACTGCTGGTGCAGGACTTTTTAAAACTGCAATGAGTGCTATAAGATTTA